TCAGTCCAATTGATGAAGCATTCCTCGCTATCCTGAAAGATATTATGTTGTTGTGTATCGGCGCGATTGGTGGTGTTGTAGGCCGGAAATCTTTGTCATCAGCACTGGAGAAACGCAATGCTGCCAGCGATTAGTGCTTTGCTACCGTTTGCAGGGAAGATCCTTGATAAGGTGATCCCCGATCCAGAGGCTAAAGCCAAAGCTCAAGCAGAGCTTGCGCTGATGCAGCAAAACGGTGAGTTAGCTAAAATGGCTAACGAAACCGAGTTGTTCAAGGCAGAGCAGAATAATCTGACAGAACGGCTAAAGGCCGATATGGGCAGCGACTCATGGCTGTCCAAGAATATCCGACCGATGACGCTGATCTTCATCCTTGCTGGTTACTTTACGTTTGCCATGATGTCTGCGTTTGGCAAAGACACCAATCAGAACTATGTCGAGCTTCTTGGTCAGTGGGGAATGCTGATTATGAGCTTCTATTTCGGCGGCAGGACTCTGGAAAAAATCATTGACATGAGGGCTAAGAAGTGAAGGGAAACTTTCCGCAGTGTCTGGATTTTGTGCTGCATCACGAGGGTGGATACGTTGACCACCCGAAAGATCCTGGTGGGATCACTAACCTTGGATGCACAAAGGCAACCTGGGAGAAGTGGTGTGGTCATCCTGTCAGCGCAGAGGATATGAGAAACCTGTCACCTGCTGATGTCATGCCACTCTACCGCCAGAAATATTGGGATGCGGTGAAGGGTGACGATCTGCCAACCGGGATCGACTACTGCGTGTTTGATACTGCGATCAACAGTGGGCCTGGGAGGGCTGCAAAGTTCCTACAGGAGGCGATTGGTGTCACGCCTGATGGAGCTATCGGGCCGGTCACGATGAAGGCTATAAACGATGCTGATGCGCGTCAGGTCATTGATGCTTACTGTGCTGCGCGGCTGAAGTTCTTGCAGGAACTCCCAACCTGGGACACATTCGGTCGAGGTTGGGAGCGCCGTGTCACTGATGTTCGTCGGCAAGCGTTGCTGATGCTGCATCCGTGATTGCTCGGATGTGATAGCAGTTGCATTTGTTGCACAGATAAATTTCAGCCTGATCCAACACCAAAGCAAGCTCTAGAGATTGATCTGGTGTCTGGCAGTCTGGATCAGAAGGGTGGATCGTCATCGTAGTCTGCCTTGGGTTTCGGTGCTTCTTTCGGCTCTGCCAGCATAGCCCAACCATCCCAACCAACCGGGACAGCGTTGAGCTTGAGACTCAGACCTTTCTGTGTCTGGATGACTGATCCGATCTTCATCCAGGTTTTCTTCTCGGAACCGTCTTTGGCGGTATAGGTTCCAGTCGCGGCAACAACATCAAACTTGACGGGCATTGAGAGCCTCCATTGCTTTGTTGACTTCATCCAAGAACTTCTGCACTCCTTCTTCCAGCTTCTGTATCTCCTCTTTCTTGGGTTGGAATCGCACGACAAACAACTGTAGGTGATTTGGAACTCTAGGATCGAACGACACAAAGTCCACCCATTCCCTGCCTGTGCAAGCTAACTGAGCCAGCATCTGCTTGTGGTACTTGGTTGGAACTTTGCCAGCCATAAGGTAGTCGATGTGTGTCGTGCTATTAGGACACTTGATCTCTAGCAGTCCGTCCTCGACATACCCGTCCGGTGATGCGCCAAACCATTCAATTGTTGGATGCTTGACAAACGGAGCATCTGAAACAAACGCATCTCCTTTCAGGCTTGCTTGATAGATGACCTTTGCAAACGGCTCAGTCTCTATCCCCCATTGCATTGCTGCGTTTGTGAAAGATTCCTGTTGTATGCCTGTCAGACGCTCGGTGACAAGCTGGACGAGGTAGTTGCGTCTTGCCGCTGTATCTGGGCCAGCCAGAGCATCCGACACCCTGGATGCAGTGACTGACCCGAGACGCGCAGCGAACCATTCCGCTGTGCGCTGTTCCATCATTTCAACCTCATGACTTCAATTGACTGATCTTTTTTGTTGGTGTGATATGTGACAGACCCAGTGCCATACTGCCGACAGAACCACTTATGCAGTGTTTTTCCAGCGTCTTCAATCGACTGGAATGTGTTAAGTTTTTTAAGCGGTTCGTATCTGACAACCACAACATCTCCGACCTTCATGCCATCAAACATTGGATTGAAGATGCTGTCTAAATAACCTCTAGGACGATACTGGTTGCGAGTCTTTTTTGGTGCTGCAAGTTCAAGAGTGCCAAATTCCCCCCATTCAGATTGGATTTTGTACTTGCATCCAAGCGAATCCAAAACAGCGATTGACCGGTCGAAAAACGCTTTCCTTGGGTTCATCATCGATCTCCGGCGATATAGCGATTGAAGTAGTCGAGCGACTGTTCTTCATCGTAAGGCTCGACTGACGTCACGTCCAAGTGTTGCGGAAGTTCTGCAAAAAGCACTAGTTCAAATTCAAGTCCATTTTTTGTTTTGACGATGATCTTGCGTGTCGAGTATTGCCCGGATGGAATTGTTTGCGTGTCAATCGCATCAATCTCAACAGAAATCACTTTGTGGATATGTAGGTTCATCACTTGATCTCCATCAGTTCAGTCTTACGCTTGTTCTTTGCTTCTTCAATCACTGCCAGAGCAGCCTGATCACCCTGGAACTGCTTGAAGGCTTTTGCATAGCAGGACTTGAGGTCGTCCATCGTCTGAGTGTTGAGGATGATCTGTGCGATCACATCAGGATTCAGCGTCTCACGTTTGCTGGCAGCGTTGCCATCGTCATCCTCCGGGGCAATTCCAGTTGTTGCCATAAGAGAGTAGCGACGAGCGTATGTGAGAGCCGACCCGTATCCCTGAGCATCCTGCTTGCTGGCAGGAACGTGGAGCCGACCTCCGCTGATCTGCTCACCTGACTCATGGATAAGCAGAGTCTCGACGATCACACCAGACTCGCATTCATGCGTCTGCTGGATCAGAGCGATCCCGTTGTTGTTTAGACCGTCAATGACAGCCTCTACGACTGCTGAAAGGTCAGCGTACTTCGACTTGAAGTGAGGGTTGCGACTGGTCTTGAGTGCTGGCCCAAACTCGCGCTGTGCTTTGACGAGCGCGGATGCGATCTGCTTCATGGTCTGTCCTTTCTGAGATGGGTGTCCAACCAAACTTGCGCCATGTGATTGTTACGTCTGTGGCGGCGCTGCTACGCCAGACGAAGTTAGGATCGTTGATCATGCTGCCAGTGCAAGCCAAAACAACAGCATCAGCAGCGAGAACGAGATAGCCCACAGCAGAGCATCGATCACCTTGCTCTTGAGTTCTTCCGACTCCTGGTGGCGTTGCACCTCGTAGTCCCAACGGTCTTGATCGTTTTCCATGTTGTGCTCCTTGTTGAAGGTGAAGCTACTGTAAACCAGTCTGTTGCGCTTGTCAAGCGATTGGCAATGTGTTGTAATGTGGTCAGGAGGTAACACAATGAACGTCTCTAACGCTCTCGACTACGCTGCTGCCATCCTTGGCGGCAAGGGCAAGCTCTGTCTTGCTCTCAAGCTCCACCGTCAGAACCTGTACTCATGGAGGAAAGCTGGCAAAGTCCCGCTGCCCAGGGCGATCCAGATCGAGGAGTTGACTGGTGGCAAGGTTCGCAAAGAGTGGCTTGTTCCTGGGTTTTTCAACACTGTCGATCAATATGCGGGGTTCAAGTGACTTCCCTGACAGCTAGGTCTAAGTGGCTGCTCGAGGGTGATGGCTACCGTGTTGCTGTTGTCGAGCACTACAACGCATACACAAAGCGCAAACATGACCTGTTTGGCTGCATAGACATCCTGGCAATCGGTGCTGGTGAAACCATTGCAGTGCAGGTCACCAGCAAGTCCAACATGAGCAGCCGCAGACACAAGATCCAGGACTCGGATGCCTATCCTGAGATGGTTCGCGCAGGGTGGAGAGTCCAGATTCATGGCTGGCACAAGGAAGGCAACAGGTGGCAGTGCAAGGTGGAGGAACTATGCTGATCCCGCTGACAAACGAGGATGCCCGTCGGAGGGCTTTAGAAGCCGTACAAGCCGCGAAACCGGGTTGGGTGGTGTCGATCTCCAAACCTAACCGTTCAACCGCTCAGAACTCGCTCTATTGGGCAGTCTTGCAAGCGATCAGTGAGCAGGTCATGCCGGGTGGTCAAACTTATCATCCTGATACATGGCACACCTACTTTAAGACTCTGTTGCTGCCTGGACGGATGAAAGAGCTTCCAGGTGGGCAGATGGTCGAACTGGAGCCGACAACGACAGGGATGACGACAGCAGCATTCTCGGAATACGTTGAGCAGGTGATTGCATGGGCAACGGAGAGAGGCTTGACTTGGACGGAATCCTTGTCTGCGATGCGTGTGGAGAGAGACACGATCATGCAGTTGCCAAGCATCTACCAGACGGAACGATAGTCGGTCTGCACTCCAGGGCATATGTGTTGTTTTGCGAGGCTCAGTTTGTGTTGCGGATGAAAAAAGAGCGCAGGAGAGCCT